GCAGCAGAGGCGAAAAGATTACCCCACTTATTACCAGAATTACCAAGTGTTTTACTACCATTTGTTGATGGAAGTAAATTAGTATTAACCTTAGAATTAAATGATACCTCATCAGTATTAACATCATCACCAAGATTAACATCACCATTAAGGTTAGTAACACCAACTACATTTAATGTTGTTCCTACAAATAATGCTTTACCAATACCAACACCACCAGCAGTAACAATAGATCCTACACTACTAGAAGTAGAATCTTGATCATAATATGTTCTTATCTGTTCACAAGTGAGCAGATTCTTAAGAATAGAAACTCCACCCTTAACAATAACACCACCATTTTGAGACTTAGTAGAACAATCTAGAGTAGCCTCAGTATCTTTAAGGAAGGTTGCAGTATCTTTAACACTCAACTTCTTAGTTAAGTTTAGATCAGCATTAAATCTTACAGCAGCGTTGAATGTAACAGGACCATCAAACTGAGATAGAATCTGTTTAGATGCTCCACCCTCAACAAGTAATCTCTCTTTAACGATTACTTCATCAAATACAACACTCAACTTACTTGGATCTTCACCAGTTACAGTTGGAATTGGAATATCAAATGTGACTTGTTCACCACTATCAGCAGAGATCTTGGTGTTTCCAATGTAGAAATCACCCTTATCGTTCATACCTGTGTAAACAACAGTACCACAAGATGTTTCTTGTGACTGTGATAGGAACTCTTCTCTTTCAGTTAGAGTTCTCTTGGTTATCTGTGGTAAACCCGTTGAATAGTTACCTGGACCATAACCAAGATATTCAAACGTATGACCAGATGCCCTCAATATAGAAGGTCTACGAACCTCCATTGCTAGAGGTTTAATCTTATTGATTAATACACCAGAATTATGATCTGCTATATTTGTACCTAAAGCACCACGAATTACAGATATTTTATCTTCATTAGTTCCTGTTAAGGAAGTAGCAGTTATCCTTAAAATCTCACTTCCAATCTGTATGTAAGTTCCAACTGGGAATCTAGATTCAACAGATGATCTCTTAGCAATTTTTTCATTGGCACTTCCTGTCGATAAAGTAATACCACTATCAATAAAGGAAACTGTAGGTGTAGAAGTATATCCAGAACCACCAGCAGTAACATTTATTCCAGTAATCTTACCAGCAGTTACAGTTGCTGTTGCTGTTGCACCAGTTCCAGAACCCTTAATACTAACAGTTGGTGGATTTGTAGAATCATAACCATTACCAGCAGAATTAATAGTAATAGCACTCGTACCAGTTGGAACAGGAGATCCATTAGTAGCATCATATGTTCCTGTTACTGTTCCTCTAGCACCATTACCATTAGAAAGTTTTACTATAAATGATTGATCAGTATCAATACTCTCACCTAATACTAAAGTATCTCCACCATATAGAGTTGCACCCCTTACACCAAGATTCTCACCTGCTTTTCCTGAAATAGCATCACTAGCAGATAATCCATGCTTAAGAATATACTGAGGATTAGTTAAAGTAACTCCTGTAGTAACTATCTTAAATTCATTACTATTTGGAGTAACCTCATTAACAATAAAATCACCGACCTTTTTATCAGCAGTGTCAAGAATACAAATTGCATTTCCTCTCAACAAACCATGAGGAGAAGTTGTAGTTACAGTTGTAGTAACAACATTATCAACTGGAGTACCTGTAGTAAGAGTATCAATAGTTGAATACTTACCTAATGGTACTGCTTGTTGTCCAGGTAAAATAGTAACATTATCAGCATGATCATAAAGTGTTATTTGTTTCTCTGAAGGAGTGTCCCTTACCCTATGATATGAATCAGTACCAGTTGTTATACCAGTTATTTGAACATAAGTTGTATCGTCTACTATTGATAAATGCTCAGTTAAAATACTAACTGAAGTATTAGTTGGTGCTCCTCCAATACCACCTGAAGTAGTAGCAGAAGAATCTGGGTACAATACATCACCAGCAGCATATCCAGAACCACCTTCTGTGACTGTAACTGCTATAGCAACTTGACTATCAATCGTGATAGAAGCAGTTGCTCCCTTCCAAGGAGCAGAAGCAGGGGAAACAGAACTAGAGAATAGTTTTATATTATGATAAGTACCATCAGCACCATGTGGAGCTGAAGCATTAAGAGTACTAGTAAATGATTGTGTACCATCAGTTTTAGTAATGTGCTTCAATCCATTTAACTGGTGCTCAGTATCTAAACTTATTACAGGACTTGTAGCACTACTAGATACACTATCAATTTTTTTACTAACACCAAAAGTATTCATGAAAACATTTGCTGTTTCTCTTGTAATACTCTTTTTAAGATCGTTGGTTACAACTTGACCTATTGGTGCTAACTCTGCATAAGATTGTGCTTCCTGTGGGTTTTCTACAGGATTATCTCTATCTAATTGTGGATAAAGATCAACAATATTCTGATTATAAGAGGCATTTGTAAACTCCTCCTCCATCTTATTGTTACCATTTAAAACATAAAGATGATAGATACCATCGGTTACTTTATATTTGTATGGTGATATTGTTTCTGTACGATAGATGAATAAATTCTCTTTATTATCATTTCTTTCAAATGTAGGAACACTTCTATTTCTAGTGTGACTTATATTGACATATGTACCAACAGTAATTGTATCACCTACTGGTTGCCCATCTACTAATTTAATAACTTTATAAGTATAAGTCTTATCATCAATTACACTTTCTACTTTGAAAGTACCGTTATATTCTTTATCAAATAATCCTGTTGGGTTAGTTGAACTTTGTATACCACGAATTACAACTTGCTCACCTGATTTCATATCATGTGGTCTATCAGTTCTAACTGTAGCAATTTTAGAATTACCATCGTAAGTTAAGAATGATATGAATCTAGGGTTACGTTTTAATAGATAACCAGCATCAAAATTAGATGGATCTAGATTACCCAACCCAACAGTAGTTTTCTCAAAATCATCATCTTTAACATAATTTACAGTACTAGATTCCTGTAAAATGAATCCATCGGTTGGATCTTTAGCATCTACTAATTCTTTAGGTACAACATATCTAATCTTATAAAGTTTCTCATCTAAACTTCTATTATCAGATTTTCTAGTGAAGTATGGTATTTCATCACCACTAAATGCACCAGTCGTTCCTGTAAGAGCTATTAATTTAGCATTAATTGGGTTGTCAAAATTAACATGAACAAACCAACCACCAACTACAGTCTTAAATTCTGCTCCATTGGCTATGGTAATACCATTATTTACATCTTCTATAGCAGATCTATACTTAGTATCATCAAATTGAATTGGATGTCCTATCTCACCAGGTTTCTTGTCAGATACTCTACTAATAATTTTTAAATTACCTGCAGAATGATCAGAAATAGTTTTTATATATTCAGGAGTTGCTAATTCAGAGTTTGCTCTTGATGATGCTATTCTTATTTCATTAGACCCTAAAGTAGAATCACCAGCCTTTGTGATAGCGAAATATACTTGATGTGGATCTAATCCTTCAGGTAATCTACCAGATTCAGCAATTATTCTTATAGATTCTCCATTCAATAATTGATGACCACCAGCATCACTTATTTCATATTTTGATGGGTTAACATTATTAATTGAATTGGAATGAAGAACAGATACATATGCTTTCTCAGATGAAATACCATCATTCAATGTATTTGTTTCAGTACTGGTTAAGACACCATTTGACATGTAAATGGTTGCTACATTAGCAACTTCATTAACATATAGTTTTTCATCAAATTTAGCACCAATTCTAAATCCTTGGGCAATATCAGATGGTGGTATAGATGGGTTAGTCTGTCCTAGAAGATACAAACGTTTCTTTGGACTATCAGCAAAGTCAGCGACATTTATTGATGTACCAACGTTTGAATTAGGATCTGGATTAACTCCACCAGTATTAGTACCAGTAGGAGAACATGCATCATAAATTTGTTGAGTTCTAACTTTATCTAGCTGTAACCATTCAACATTAGATTCATCCGCAGTAATCGCTTTAGGACCAATTATATTAGTTACATATCCTTTATCATCTTTCTCAAAAGCATTCTTTTTAAATCCGTCAGCACCCAAAGCAAACTGTCCGAAGTTTGAGTTTGAGTTTGTAATTGAAGCATCACCACCCGACTCCATAAGGAAGTGCATGTGGTATCCAATTGCGAATACAGAAACAACCTGAATAACTGAATCATTAGATACTCTAACATGAACAGTCTTCCATCCTTCCCTATAAACAGCAGAAGATTTTAAATGATATACTGTTTCATTAATTTGTGATGATGATTCAGATGCTAATTTCTCACCAGTCTGTTTAGAATAAGATATCTTATCATAAGATCTATTAGTAGGATTATATTCAGCAAAAGCACGATCATCCTTTTGTAGCGAGACACCAGTAAACTGTGCCACAACCATTGATTTGAATCCAGTTGCTTTATTACCATCAGCATGCATACCACACATACCATAAACTGATCTCAATGAACAGTTAAAGATATATGGAGAAGCACCAGTAACGGTATCAGTTTCAACAGCAATAAATGCACCAGAACCACTTAAACCAGCAGAAGGTCCTGCAGGTAGATTAGGTCTTACATAAGGTAATTGATATGTAAACCTATTATCATCTATTACAGTTTGTACTTTAGTAGAGATATTAAAGTCAGTTACATTAACTCCATTGACTTTAATCGGTGTTCCAGAACTGAGTTCATGTGGTAATGAAGTTGTAACAGTAACAACACTACCAGCAGTAGCACCATCACCAGCAACAATTCTTGAAATAGCTTTATCATCAGTAGCAAAAGCACCAACAATCTCAAACTCAGGTCTTTGTGGAGCAAATGCTTCTGGGTTTAATGGATACTTTTGAGTAATCTCTCTTGTAGATGCTCTATTAAATGCGTTTGATAACTTACTATAGTAAACCTGAAGATCAGTTAATTGGAAACTATCAATAGTATTAACACCATCAGCATACTCAAAACAAGTTAATTTATGGTGAGAAAATGTTGGTTTTGATTGATTAGTAACACCAAAGTCAGTATTATCAGTATAAACTAATCCAGTCTCATCACCATCAAACATGGAGAATTGCCAGAAATAGCAAGCACCAGTTATTCTGAATAAAGCAGAATTTGGTACATTATCATCTGTTGGGTTAGGAACGTATTTTGGTCTTACTTTCGTCTTTCTTAAATCTAGTCCAACAATAGATGTACCACGAGGTACGACAACACCACCATGAACACTATTGAACTTATAAAGTATATTATCTTCTTGTGTTAAATCAAAATTAGAGTTTAAAGTTAAAGTAAATGTCTCTGTAGCACCTGCTGTACTGATACTTCCTGTTGGAGAAACTGCCCTAGCATCTCCAGAAACATTTTTAATTCCAAATCCTGGTCTATTATCAATTAAATGCTCACCAGGAAAAAGTAATATTGTTGTTTTTTCTACTATATCGTTATCATTACCTTCTAAATATGAAAATCTCGCAGACTCTATCAGTGCTCTCTGTATAGTCTTGAAAGGTTTCGTTAACGAATTACCTTGATTCTCGATACCATCAGTAGCATCAAGGTCATTTGGGTTTACATATAGAATACGTCCTTCAGTATTCTTTATGAAATTCTCTAATTTATTTAAAGGCATCTTACTCCACTTTTGGCCAAAAGTTCCTATGGTCTATTTAGCTAGTCAACCTCCTCGTCAATCGTGGCATTTAATTCGTCAGGAAGTTCTTCGGGGTTTTCTAGCTCTACTTCAAAGAATGCAGGATGTATCTGTTCCTCTATCAGATAGAAATAATTCTGATACAAATCCTCATCTTCAAAACATATATTCTTATCTGCTCTACTACGTAACTCTAAATCGTCAAGATGTCCATCAGGCAATTCGTCAAATGTAAATGGCTTACCATTAATAAAATACATATGAACAATAATACTTTTTTTCCTAAACCAGCAAAATTGTTTATCTATTTTATACTTAGCCATACAAAGTTATTATGTAATACTATTTAACATCAACAGATATGTCAGCATACTCAATCAACTCAGATTCAGCTTTAGTAGTAACTACTTCTAATACATCCATGAATTGCTCTGTGGTTTCACATACAACCTGTCTAGTGCTACCTAAATCACTATACAAAAGAAATTTTCTAGCACAGACATCTACAACAATTTTTTCAACTGTCTCATTATCACCAAGTTCCATAAAAACCTCTATTTTTAAATATTATACCTGACATTATATAGAATGTCAATTCAACTTCTTCCCTGTAACAGGATCATACTTGGATACATTAGGAAAATGTACATTATCAACATAATACCAAGTTACTGCTACCCTCTTTTTACCAGAAGTAACTGGTTGTCCTGAATGTGGATAACACCAATTTGATGGGAACATCAAAGCAGATCCTGCAGCTGGTTTAAAAGAATCATGTAAAAATTCAGTCTTACCACCCTCAAAACCATCAGACAAATAAAGAATTATTGATAACTTTCTCTCATATGCCTGAATATTGGGATCAGTGGCACAATCATGATGAAACTTATATTCTTGATTACCTTGATATTCTAGAATCTGTATTCCTTCTCTCCAACAAGTAGTAGAATTTCCACAAGGAACAGGATAATGTTTAAAAGAATTATGTATTTCAGAAACTTTAGCGTAATATTTTTCTAATCCCTTATTAATTTTACTATGAAGTAATTTAGTCATATCTGCAGCCTCTGCTAAATGACAACCTTTACTAGATCTAATACTAGTATCTGTTCTAGTACCACCAGAAGTAGCAAATATTGTCGAATCAGAAAAACTTAAAGTATCAATATAAGCATTTATAACAGCCAGATCATTTTGATCAAGTACTCTTATTATCTGTATTAAATCATTCATTGAAAATATTCTATTAATAACATTATACTATAAAAATACTATTGATGCAAGTATGCGGATATAATATACTTCTTATTTTTCTTAGGAGGTACTCCTCGATGTATAAAATTCCAAGTAGCAGGAAACATGATCAACTTCCCAGTAGAAGGTCTAACTTTCTTACCACTAATAAATTCAGTGTATCCACCTTGCCCAACATCATTCAAATAAAATAACATCGCAATCATTCTGGGAGAATCCCTATCTATTGTAAAATCATCATGCCAATGAAAATACCCACCAGGTTCATATGCTTTCACATTATATCCATGATCAGTGAAATTTGTATGGTGGAATGGATTGGGAGTTGGATCAAGTCTGTTAAAAAATTTAAAAGAATGATCAATATACTTCTGTATATTTTCACTAACACATCTAGCAAGTAGTGTGTCAATTTCTTTCCAATCTTCCAGATCAGTTATGAACAGATCAGTAGAAGTTTTCAATTTTGTATTAACTTCTCTACAGTCAGGAGTTGTTCCAACATACCCAACACACTTACGTTCGTCTTCTTCAAATTTTATTATTATCTTTTCACATACATCTTTACTCAAAGCATTTTTGTTTACATAGATAAAATCATCAAATTTCATATTGTTAAAGTATCATGACTTCATTATAAAGCATAAAGCGTAATATGGGGGTAAATTTTTATTAGCACCACTAGATCCTTCTTGATCTACAGTTATAGAGGAGGAGAATGTACCACCGTCAGAACTTGTAGCACCTGATAGAGTAACGTTTTCAGCATCAACTGTAGCACCAGCACTTATTGAACCTGCAGTATCACTACTTGTAGTTCCAGAAACAGACACAGACTCAGAATCAACAGTAACACCAGCACTTAATGATCCAGCACTTGCAGCACCTGTAGATCCAGAGATACTTACAGATTCAGTACTTGAACTACCCGATGATGAAGAACTACCTGTGCTACCAGATATAGAAACACTGGCACTTCCAATAGAAAGACTAGGATTAGCATTGCCGATGGAAACACTAGCACCCGTAGTTGCTCCCCAAGTTGGCGAGTTAGCAGCACCAGAAACAACAGTAGTATCCCATCCATGACTATCTGTGTCAACCCCTTGAGATCCAGAAGGTATAGCAGAAGTATGTTGGTGAGCACTTTCACTAACAGAAGCACTATGACTATGAGAACCAGCAGATCCTGAATGACTATGAGATCCAGATCCAGAGAAAGAATGACTATGAGATCCAGAACTTATACTATGACTATGATTTCCACCACCAGAGAAAGAATGACTATGAGATGTACTACCACTTATAGAACCAGACGCATCATGACTATGATTTCCACCACCAGAGAAATCGTGACTATGAGATAAACTACCACTTACAGAAGCAGAAGCATCATGACCATGATTTCCACTTACAGAAACATCATGTGTATGTGATCCACCACTTGCAGTACCAGTAGCATCATGACTATGAGCTATAACAACAGCATCTTTACTACCACCAGCACCACCTACAGAATAAGCACTACCAGCACCAATAACAAACTTATCAGTTAAATCAGGAGTACCACTTGTACCATCACATAAATTCCATCCTGTAGGTATATTACTTGTAGATCCAGACCACATAATAATTCCACCAGCAGGTACAAGATAAGCACCACCAGATGGAGGTCCAGGTGGTCCTTCACCACCAGGAGGTCCAGCATTACCAGGAGGACCAGTATTACCAGGTGGTCCTGCTACTGTTGATCCAGGTCCAGGTGGTCCTTCATTACCTTGAGTACCCTGTTGTCCTTGTTGACCAGGAGGACCAGAAGGTCCAGGTGGTCCTTGTACTGTTGAAGCGGGTCCAGGTGGTCCTGCTATAGTCGAAGCAGGTCCAGGTGGTCCTGCAGGTCCAGGTGGTCCACCAGCAGGTCCAGGAGGACCAGCAGCACCAGGTGTTCCAGCACCAGGTGCACCAGGAGGACCAGCATTACCAGGAGGTCCTGCTACTGTTGATTGAGGTCCAGGTGGTCCAGCATTACCAGGAGCACCAGGAGGTCCAGCAACTTGAGAAGCAGGTCCAGGATTACCTTGTATACCAGGAGGTCCTTGATTACCAGGAGGTCCTGCTATAGTTGAAGCAGGTCCAGGAGGACCACCAGGTCCAGGAGGACCAGGTACTGTTGAAGCAGGTCCAGGTGGTCCAATAGGTCCACCAGCAGGTCCAGGTGGTCCTGCTACTGTTGATGCTGGACCAGGAGGACCAGAAGGTCCAGGTGGTCCTTGATTACCAGGTGGTCCTGCTACACTAGAAGGAGAACCAGGAGGACCAGAAGGTCCAGGAGCACCAGTAAGTCCCGAATTTCCTGGACTTCCTGCTGAACCAGAAGGTCCTTGAGCACCAGGATCAGGAACTCTTCTCCAAACAGCCCCATCCCATCGCCAAGATGCAATACCAAATACATATGTGGCACCAGGTGCTGGATTTGATGGGAAATTTATAGGCATTATTAACTAGGTTTTGTTGGCCACGTTGGACTACTAGGATCAGAAGTATTTGCTGGAAGATCTCTTAATGTTTGTCTATATGATTTCCATTCTACTATTTTTGAATCACTGAATGGGGAATCAGGTAAAATTGTCCAATCACTTTCAGCAAGTTTAGCATCTCTACAAGTTCTAAGAATGATCAAATGCTCTTCTGTTGATCTATCTAATGGAATATCTACTCCAGTAAAAGTACCATCACTATTGTATGTATACCCCTTATCGATACGAGTTGTAGTATCAGCAATAGAAATTGGATCACCAAGATATCCAGCAGTCGTGGTTCCATAAGCAATACTCTCAACCTTATTATTAGAATCTACCCATACTAATTTGATTAAATCAGACATAATTAAAACGCTCCGAACTCTGTAATAATACAACAACCAGTGGTTCCTGCAGATCCATTAGAAGAAGTATTAGTTTGAGTCGTACAAAAACGACCATAACCACCCTTACCATAATACCAACCACCATCACCAGCAAGTCCACCATCAACACTAGTATAGTAAAGAGTACTCAAACGAGAATCACTTGCAACATAAGTTTGAGCATTCCCATTCATTCCAGGTTTTAAAATTGGAGCAGACATATAAGAATAAGAACCACTAAGAACTTGAAAAGCACCTGAAGTACTTCCACCAGAACCAGTCTTTGAACTACCACTGTTATGTCCAGCAACTCCATCTCCACCATTAGCTCTTAAAAGAATTCCTCCAGATGGGAAATTAGTATAGAACTGAGCCCAAGTACCATCACCACCGTCACGTTGTGACTGACTACCAGCATTGAATTGTCCAGCAGATCCTCCAGATCCACCATCCATTCCACCAGAAACTATATCAGAAGCTCTGACCCATAACTCAGAGTAAGCACCACCACCTCCACCATAAGTTGCATTAGTAGAGTTTTGAATTGATGGATTACCACCCCAATTACTTGTAGTATTAAAGGCTCCACTACCACCTCCACCACCAATAAGTTGGACACGAATGAATACGGCTCCAGATGTAGGGCTATATCCAGTTAATCCTCCAGTATATACAAATCTATTAAAAGGTTTTAGAGTGCTTCCACCTCCAGATGAACCAGGAGGACCAATTGTACCAGGTGGTCCAATTGTTCCAGGAGGACCTGCTTGTGTACCAGGAGGACCAGCATCACCATCATCACCAGGTGGTCCTATTGTACCAGGTGGTCCAATTGTTCCAGGAGGACCGATTGTACCAGGAGGACTATTACCAGGAGGACCAATTGTACCAGGTGGTCCTATTGTACCAGGTGGTCCTGCTGTAGTTGAAGGAGGACCAGGATCGCCAGGAGGACCAGGATCACCAGGATCACCAGGAGGTCCAGCAGGACTAGCACCAGGTGGTCCAATTGTACCAGGAGGTCCTATTGTACCAGGAGGTCCAGCAGGACTAGCACCAGGTGGTCCAATTGTACCAGGAGGACCAGGATCACCAGGATCACCAGGAGGACCTGCAGGACTAGCACCAGGAGGACCAACAGTTCCAGGTGGTCCTATTGTACCAGGTGGTCCTGCTTGAGTACCAGGAGGACCAGGATTACCAGCACCACCAGGAGGTCCTATTGTACCAGGAGGTCCTGTTTCAGTACCAGGAGGTCCATCAGGACCAGCAGGTCCAGGTGGTCCAACAGTTCCAGGTGGTCCTGCTTCAGTACCAGGAGGTCCATCAGGACCAGCATCACCAGGAGGTCCTATTGTACCAGGAGGTCCTGCTTCAGTACCAGGAGGTCCAGAATCACCAGGTGGTCCAACTGTACCAGGAGGTCCAGAATCACCTATATCACCAGGAGGTCCAGCATCACCAGGAGGACCAGCGTCACCAGGAGGTCCAGTATCGGGACCAGGAGGACCCTCATCACCAGGAGGTCCAGGTGGTCCAATTGTTCCAGGAGGTCCTGCTACAGTTGATGCGGGACCAGGTGGTCCTTGTACACCAGGAGGACCAGTATCACCAGGTGGTCCTGCTACATTTGAAGGATTACCAGGAGGTCCTTGTAAACCAGGAGGTCCATCAGGACCACTTAATCCAGTTTGACCAGGAGGACCAGCAGGTCCAGGTGGTCCTGGATTTACATTACCACCTCCTGAGTTAGCAGTTGCCCATACACCAGTTCCATCTTCATCAACAAAATATATGAATAAATCTCCACTATCACTCTCCCACCACAATTCTCCATGATTAGGATCTGCAGGAGGATCTTCACCAATAGTAGTTGGAATAACAGTTATAGTAGCAGCAATACCTGGATGTCCTGAAGGGTTCTGAACATCTACAAAAGCAGTTACAGCAGCACCTTCAAAATTAAGTTGAGTAATGCTATTAGCAGTACCTACTATAGTTCCTTCATCATATACACTAATAGAACCAGGAATTAATCCACCACCAGTAGGAACCCAATATCGTTTGCCAGGATTACCAGGAACAGCAACTAACTGATACTGAGTTCCAGAAGGAACAGGATCACTAGTACCAGGATCACCTAAAGTAGGTTCTGCTTGGTTAAGACCAAGGTATTGATACCTTTCTGGATCTAACTTCTCAGGAGGATCCTTTTTTACTCTACCACTAAGATACCTTGGCATAATTATACATTACTATTTTCAAGAATACTTGCTATGAACTCCATCTCTACTGGAGCAAAATACCCACCAGAATATGATTTTCCAACATTGACCCTAATTGAAGAATTAGTACCAGCAACAGCCATTGATAATGCTGCACCAGAGGCAGGATCAGTAGGTCTTGGGTAAGGATGTTCTGTGTAATGGTTATCCATAGTACAAGTAAATATCAAACTATTATCATATATTTGTATAGTATCACCATTAGCTAAACTATTTGGTCCAATAGTCAATACAATTTCACCAGTCGAAGGATTATAATCAGCACCAGATACATTAAACATAGTACCTTGTCTAGTTATACCATTTCCTGTAGAGGACATCCAATAATGAGTTGATGTATTAGTAGATGGAACTAAATCTAATACTTGTACATCGAAACTATTAGTCTGTACATTGGAAACCTCTAACCACTTACCATTAGCAGGGTCTGATGCTCTTGGATATTGATGTTGTGTTGCTCTATTATCATTATCACATTCAAAAGTAAATGAATTAAGAGCAAATTTAACCCTATTTCCATTAGACATTTGGTGAGCAGTCGTAGTTGTAACACTAAGAACACCCGTATTTGGATTGTATGATGTACCAGTAGTAGCAGTAAAATTATCTAATCCAGAGTGACCACTACTACTAATAACTTCAACTGCTTCGGGTCTAGCACGAACAAATCTATGTTGTGCTGGTTCGTAAGTATGCTTATTTCCTTTAGAACTACCAAGATAAGCAGAGAAAGTCTTTGAAGTTCCAACATTATCAATTATTTCATCAACAGTATAAGATTGTTGTGGATCAGGGAATAAATTTGTAGTAATTCCACTGTAATTATTACCTGTAACAGAATCAAGAACTCCACTATCTTGTACAAATGTATGAACTGTTGTATTTGTGGAAGGAGGAGATTGAATAACCTGTACAGTAACAGTAGTTGCCGTAACTGCTTGAATAACTAACGATCTACCACTAGAAAAGTCTGTTGATCTAGGATAAGCATGAGTACCACTACCTTGAGTACAAGTAAACTGCATTGCGTTGTCAGCAATCTTAATAGTTTGCCCAGTTACTAATGAATGAGTACCTATATCTAATACAAGAAGACCAGTAGTAGGATTATATGTTGTTGCGTTACCAGGAGTATATTTTGTACCGCAAGTAAAATATATTCCACTCATAGTTACTGGATCACCAGTATTCAACTTATGAACACCACCACACATAACTGTGGCAATACCTGTTGGTTCATCATAATCCACACCAGTTATAACACCAACATTTTGTTGTGTTCCCTGTATGTAAATACGATCCAATACTAATGGTGTTTTCTCCAACACCATTCTACCATCAACCAATATTACACCATCATTTGGTGGTATCTCTACATCTTTTAATACTCTTATATCTCTTTTATTACCAGTGCTTCTACTCTCTCGTTTTTGCCAAAATGTAACTGTCGGATAAGTAACACCTATGGCAACATTAGCAACCTGTGCATAAAGTAATAATGAAGTAGTTCCTGTAGGAACTTCATATAATTTTTGTGCTCCAGGTGCTACAGGAACAGAAATATTAATAAACTTATTTACGGGTGCTATTGCCATTTATTTCAATGCTAATATCAGTGGTGTTAATTGTGCTTGTATTGCTCTATTAAAATCCCTTCCTCGTATTGTAGACGTAGTTTGATCAATTGTCAATCCGTCACCAATTCTAAAATTACCTTTTTGATCCGTACTTGTGAAAGGAACTTGACCACCATTAATGGCAACAACTTCATTTTCTGGTATTGGTTTTCCAGCCTGGAATGGGTTAGCTGTATTTATATCTGTACCAGCACCAATATATTCAAAAGAATGTGAACTGGTAATAATCCTACTCAACCTTACTAACTCTACTTTAGTACCAGCAGCAACAGCATATGGAATAAATTCATTAAATGTAACTGTAGTTTTTCCTTTATTTGGTCCTGATGTAGCAGTTTCAGTTGCTTCATCAACAGTAAATAGAATTGGATCCATATCTGCTTCAGCAGTTGCAGATCCAGTACCAGAAATAGTAATTATAACTTCCTGTTCTTTAGTATTATCTCTAGTAGAAACATTATTATTCTTAGGTAAGAAATTCCTACCACTAGCAATAACATCAATTGATGTAAGAATACCTTCTTCACTTATATTTGGTGAAAATTCAGCAAAAATTGCCTCAGGACCTTGAGGTAAACTAGCAGTAACAACAGGAGGAGCAGAAGCACTATAATCACCAGGATTACCACCATTTGTTATTGTTATACCTCTAATAAGTTGAAGTGGTTCGGTTACAGTTCCAGTAAAGGCAGGTAAAACATCCTGATACGTACTCAAATTTAAATGGAAGTATGCTCCCTGTCCATCAAATGGTGTTCTTTGCCGTCTAGTAGGACTATTAAAATCTTCACAATCTAATAACTTAATCGTATCAGATTCTCCACCAATTGCCTCTTCAGTTGTTGCATCAAATTCAACAGCACCAACACCATCAGCAACTAATCCAAAAATACCAAATGAAGAGTTAGAGTTTGTCAAATCACATTGTCCACCAGAAGTACATCCAATACCTATCTCACATCCAATCGTAAATATAGAAACTAACTGGGCATAAGCATTATGTGAAATAGAAACACCAATACCTGCCTCATTATATTGGGTGAATGAATCACACACCATACTCTTCAAATCTTGTCCAAGATCATTTGTTCCACCAAAAGAAGCATCTACATGACGACCATTAATCTTCATACCAATACTACCTGTCATAAAGTTAGTACAGTTTCTAATATAAGGACTCTTATATCTTCCTGTTGGTCCTTCATTTGCTGGTCCAGGATTAGTATATCCTGATGCTGCTCCAAAAAATTCTCCAGTATTAATATCTACTGATGTTGGTGGGAAAGCAACAGCACCCATATTTCCATCATGATTCGTTGCTACACCATTTACACCATGAAAACTTAAATTTTCAATTAAACATCCACGCCTAACATGAAAAACATCTCTATCAGAATTAGAAGGTACTACAGTAACTAATCTTAAATCTTCTCCAGTTACAGAAACATCTCTCTGTAATCCAATAGGATTATTTTCAGTATAAACACCAGAACGAACTTTAATTGTATCTCCTGGTTGTGCTACTGCTGCAGCAGCACCTATTGTTAATTTAGCATCACCTTCCAATAATCCAGTATTAGTATCAGTTCCATCCTTTGTTACCCAATAAGTATTTTTAGTCTCTACTCCAGAAGGTCTCCATTTTACACCATTAGAAACAGCAGCCAGTCTATAATCATTTTTCGCTCTACCTGCATTATGTCCAACATCATCTAACTTATCAATTAAATAACTTTCTAATTCTAATGTACCAAATACCTTTGCATTCTCTCCTACATTTAAATTCTTCTCAATACCAATACCACCTTCAGTAATTATAGATCCAGTATCTTTATCAGTTGACTGAGTGGTATCATCAACAGTTACCTTTCCACCAACATGTACCTTTTTAACAACACCTAAACCACCATCAAGTTGTACAGAAGCAACTGTAGGACTTGACGCATCTGTTCCATCATTAAATGTTGATTTACCATCTACATCTAGTGTTGAATTAAGAGTTGTAGCACCATCTACGTCTAATGTAGCATTTAAAGTTGTATCTCCGTCTACATCTAGTGTTGAATTAAGAGTTGTAGCACCATCTACGTCTAATGTAGCATTTAAAGTTGTATCTCCATCTACATTTAAAGTAGAATCAAAATCAACCGATCCAGTAGCATGAACCGTACCTGTAACATCTAAAGTGGACGTTGGATTGTTAATACCAATACCAACCTTAGTCATCCTATAGATGTCAGTTCCATTATGACCCCAGAAATCCTGTGTCTGCACATCACAGATCATTGTTGGATTATTTGGATTTGGTATTGGAATTAAATTATCTACACCAGTACCATTACTATTAATCTGTTTGTAATTAAATACAGTAAATAATTGAGCAGTTCCACCTGTTGGTAAGTAAACACCCTCATCTTGGGCATACATACCATCTAATTCTATAGGAGATGCTTGTATCCAACGAATACCATTCGCATCTTGATTTAAATAATATCCATTAATACCTGGCGAATCAGCAGAGTCAATTATATTCCTATCAATCTTGACAGATCCTTCTACATCAAGTTTTATTGGACCGTCTGTACCTACATTATATCCAGGTATATTACCAGGATCTGTACTACCTATACCAACAGTACCTGTTTCTGTAACAACAAAAGAATTATCACGTTCACCAACCTGCAATCTTTGATATGGTTGTGTAGTTCCTATACCTACTGAAGTTACACCAGTAGTGGCATTTTGTGCAAGAATAAAACCACTATCTCTCCAACCAACCTGCAATTTACCATCAGGAAGTGTAGTTCCAATACCAACTCTACACTCTTCAGTAACTGTTAAGCACTCATTACCAATCTGGAATTTACCGTCTGGTTGTGTTGTCCCAATACCAATAGAGCCTTCATCAGTAACAATAAGAGCAGAATAAAGAGGGTCAATTGGCATTTCTGGGTCAAGACCCTCACCACCAACAGACACCTGCAATCTACCGTCAGGTTGTGAAGTTCCTATACCTACTCGACCTGGTATCTGCCCGTCATCTTCATATTTTTCTGATGATATAGCAGTAAGAACAGTACCACCAACACCAACATTAAATCTTTGTTTTACTGTTAAATATTCTGAATATAACTCTCCATCAATATAAACATCTTGTTCAAAGAACGCATCATCTTCTACTGTTAACTTACCAACAGTTAATTCGGTTAAATTATCAACACTTAAAGCAGAACCAAATACATCAGCATAAAGAGTACCATATACATAAACATCATCATTAAATTCAGTTATCTGAGATGCCGTATTGGTATCCTTCCTATCATAATCGGGATTATGTGGAAACTTCTCCTTTTCTTGGGTCATGTGATTCCTCCACCAGATGGTATGACATCAAGACCAGCTTTAGTGCCTTTATATACTTGACCCATAAAAGTAACATCTCTAGGTGCTAAATTTCCACGCAAAGCATCACAATCTGCCACATTTGATTTAAGTAATATTCTATTTCCTGCTCTAATTGTTATATTATTACCAGCAACTAAATCCAAATCATCATCAGCATCAACCACTATATTCTTCCCTCTTATCTTCACCTCACCATTCTGCTGTGCAGTAATCCAAACATCACCAGTTTTAGCAGTAAGCATTATATTAGGTCCACAAGAATCATCTTCTTGTCCACCAACTATTTCAATACACTGATCATTGTAAATATGATATATTCCACCATTGGACATACCAACAACGCTCTTGTCACCACTAGCAGTCTGTGCGAATAAATCATACACAGTAGATCCATTTAATCCCATTTGAGGATTAGCAGTCTCTATTCTAAAATGTGGTCCAAACGAAAGATATTGTCTTTGTTGCCAATTTGTTGGTCTTTCTGACATATTCTAATACTATACCCTTTTATTTATTTCAACTAATACAATCAATAACTTGCTTGACTTCACCTTGGTATGTTGGTTTCGCCTTCAATGATGGTTTTAATATAGCCCCATACCCTGTACTTGATGTAACTTGAAGTAAAGGTAGATCTTCAATATCTTTCTTTGTGGTTAGAGTATTATCAGGTGGAATAACATTTACAATATGCCCATCATTATCAACAAGAATGTCGTATTCATTTTCACCATCAGTAACCTTATCATCTTTATCATATCCAAGACCAGGATTAACAATAACTATATGATCTATACCAATTGGAACAGGAGTTTCTGGTATTGGATAATTTTCACCTTCTGATACAACATATATGTCAGTTACTTGCTGATAAGTTGGAGAATTTTCATCATAATCAATAACTGCTCTAGCAACAGCACCATAACCCTTATTACAATTATCAGTTATTTCAACATATGGAGGTGTTGTGTAACCAGATCCACCACTTACCAAATCAATTCCAATAAGACTTCCTACGGCATCAGCACCATCACCAAGAATAGATCCCATAATTACCTTTCCAATTGCATCAGTACCACCACCACCAAAAATATTTACTTTTATTCCAGCACAATTTAAAGGAGGACCAGCATAACATTCACCTAATCCACTCTTAAATCCAGGATTACTTACACTAGGATTCATGAAATCAAATAATCCTAATGATTGTGGTCCAGCAGCAACACTTATAGCTTGAACACCATCAACAAGAGAACCTACCAACTCATCAGCAGCATTTGCAACAGCTAAGATAGCATCAACAGAAACACCTAAAGCATTTTTAGCACCTTTACCAATAGTCCACTCACCAGTTTTTTTGTTAAATGTTGGTTCAGAAGTAGAACAAGTCAGAGCATTAAGAATTCCATTTAAACCTTCTGCCTTACCTCTAAGCCAACCAACAGGATCGAAACCACCAACAAATCCAAGAATTTTACCAACTGCACCAAGAGGACCTCCTAACATTCCAGCTATGCCACCTATTATAGTGTTCATTAAACCACCCATAAATTGATCGGCAATACAAGACACAAAATTCTGAACATTATCTGCTATACCTTGAAGCAATCCTTTAATAACGTCGCCAATACCACCAATAATTTTTGAAGTAATACATGGTAATAAATTTTGAATAGCACCAATCGGTCCTGTTAAAGCTGCTTGTGCTTTTGCTCCAGCTTTCTTTGCTATACTTGTCTTACCTGTAGCAGATAAAACTGCTCCATAAACATTTTTATATAATACATCCAACCCACCCTTCAATTTAGGTGCTAACCCATTCGCAAAAAGATTATTAGTCATGTTATTGATTATTCCCTTGGATAATCCTTTGATAGAATCAGTAACACCACCTATAACTTTAGAGATTTTACCAGAGATATTTCCTACAGCACCTTTAACATCGCTTGTCATCGACTGAAGTTTACTCACCATATTACCAACTTCACCACGAATCTTAACTACAGTGGAAGATGTTGATGGAGTAGCAGCAATAACGGTATCACCAATAGCATTATAGGCAGTTCTAGCATCTGGACCAAGTTGAGATAATAATTTTACGGGAACATGTTGTGGAGAAGGTTGAGAGTTTGTAGTCATCTCATTAGTTTCTCTATTTACAATATATGCACCATCATTCTTTATCTTTGTAGTATAACCTTTAAACGGTTGAAATGGAGAAACATATTCACCACCTTTCTCATTTTCAGAAGCTGCTTTATCAGATTCATTTGTTCCAGCAAAAACTCCAGTGATCACTGGTTCTTGAGCATCATCACCATCCAAGAAAAATCCAAAGACAGTATCACCTGGAGATATTTTTATACTAGTTGCTCTATTACCTCTACCAGATCCATCAGTAGGAGTTAGAAGAACTTGAGCCCAAGGAAGATCATCACTTTTTAATACAGATTCTTCATATGGATGATATCCCATAATACGAACTTTAAATCGCATTCCCCATCCACCCATATTAATCTGAGCTTTCTGAGCATCTTCAGGTGCTACTTGTCCTATCCACCATATAAAACCATCTCTTCCGACAAAATTGCTTTTTAATAGGGATTCTTCTATCATGATAGTTTCTCTTGTTCTCCGAAGGTATCTTTAATTAATTCCAAAGATGTATAAGATCCATCAGGATTGAAATGGTGACATAGACCTCTAATCATATATAGTCCACTTTGTAATGGATCAGTACCAGTACCAGCTTCTTTTACAGTAGTATAAGGAAATTCGCAGTTTATCATATTACCAGCTTCCAAATTAGTATTAGATGGAACCATCATTGATAATGTCTGAGTATTAATAACATTGTATCTCATCATTGCTTGGGATTGAGTTTTCATTGGAGATAAATCATTTTGTTCCTTTGAAACCTCTGGATTAAAAGTACCCCTATCCAATACTGCTGTGACAATCCTACTAGGAAGATCACCAATATCTTTATCACTACCTTCTATTCCAGGTAATATTGGTCGTTCTCCAGTAGTTCTAGCTTTTCCCAAATAATCATCAGATGTAAAATTTTTCTGGGTAAATGTTAAATGTAAGGGATCAAAGAACATCCTATAACTACAATAAGTTCCCTTTCTTAATTTACCAACCAGATCTTGATTTTCGGATGTGGAATATTTAATAATCCTACTATCTTCAGTACCATCTTGCATATCAACAACTTCTGTATAAAAATATGGCTCATCATTAACAGGCTCAGATGAAATCATACTATCAATAGATTTGAAATTAAATCCACTCCTAGTTTCAAAAAAACAATATCCAGCAGTAGCATTAGTTCCTGGTGTATCATCTGAAGCTGGAACCGATTTAGATGCTAACCAAGTCAATAAGGAAAAAGGTTTTTTTAGATTCCCAATGAATGAATATTGATTTTCAGTTTTATCTGCTATTAATGGTTTTTCAGTATGTAAATAATCCTTTACTATAGTCTCAACATGTTTAGATACTTCCAACCCAAGAAATTTCTTTCCAACTCTAGAAGTTTCATTAGTTAAAGCTTCTCTTGAAACTAAATTTAAAACAAAAGTCTCCCTTGTACTAGTTCTAATAACATTTGTAATACTAGAAACATAAAGATGATCACCAGCATCTTCCTTAAGAAATCCTAATCCAGGGTTTGATTCAGTATTACCAGAAATTTTAAAAGTAACTCTTTCACCACCCCTAATAGGTAATCCATTATAAAGAGATTGAAGTTGCTTATCATCTTGACCAGTTATACTTTGTCCAGTATTAACCACCAATATCTTAGCAGTAATTGCAGGAGAATATATATCTTCAAAATATTCAATAGTGGCACATGCTGCAGATATATCAATACTTCTCGAACGATCCGCAGATTCGATAATAACATATTCATAAATTGAGGGAGATTTTGCTGACATAAACTTAAGATAGGTCTAGTTCTTGTAACATTTTCATAATATTTAACTGAGGGGTAATCATAACTTCCGAAGAATCTCCACCACCAACAGAAACGGATGATCCTGATGAAGATGAAGGTATAGGCATAAAAATAATATTTTTAGATTTTTTGGTCTGTATAAAATTCTCTAAATTATCTATGGTAGATTTAATCTTTGAAGGAACAACAGTTTCTATCTCATTTAAAACTTCTTTAGGTGAAATTTCTAATGCCTCTGGTGGAAGTGGAATTGGAATATCTTCCATTTTCATATTTTCAAGATTTGATTTTAGTTCCTGAATTTCCAATAAGAACCTTTTATTGAACGACTCTCTAAAATCCCCAATACTTTCCTTCTTAAAAACTTGATCAATAGGTTTAGTCAAATTAATATTTTTTAATGATGGATGATATAACATATCCTTCAAAGTATCAAAAAATTCTATACCTAGATCATTAACAATTGGTCTTGGTATAACATATTCACCTGCGGTTAACTTAACAGGAATATTATCTACAGCAAAAGCACCTTTAGACTTAACAATTCCACTAAAATCACTAGAAGTTCTTTCACCAACAACACCACCTGTATTAAAGGTAGCTGGTTCATTTTCCTCAGAAGGAGCTTCTAATGGATCTGGTGGATTTGGATCAGGTTTACCCATCCAAGTCCAGTCAGGAAATATTCCAAAACCCAATGATTTAGGATCATTAAACATACTAAAAATATTAAAAGCATCTCGATCTATCTTACCAAATTCCTCATTACTTTCCTTTAAATTCTTTTCTAATCCTTCAACATCCTCATCATATTTGATATTTTTTAAAGCCTTGTCTACAGAAAATAAATCATCTTTCCACTTACTCATTGTTTCAAGAAGACTATCTTTATACTGAACAAGATTAGTATATAAATCAATCATTCGTTTTCTCAAACTATTAGCACCCTTAATAATATTTGGAAGATTTTTAATACCCCAACCAATAAAAATTATACCGAAAAAGTCCAATATTCTCCCCAAAAATCCTTTAGTACTAGTAGTTCTAATTTTTCCAGCTCTCTGTATAGAACCTCCTGTAGTGGAAGCTTCTATTACATCTTCTCTTTGTCTCCGCAATACAGCCTCTCTCCTTCTCCTAAAATATTTTGCATCATCAGATATTAATTTACCCTTAAATCTAACATTCTTATCACTTGACTTTGCTAATTGTGTAGAAGATGAGAGGGATGATCTTATAGCACCTGAAAATGCCGCCATAGATTCACCAATCTTCCGTATACTACCAGAAGATTTTATAAGTGCTTGATTGGCTATAGATTGATTAGTTGCCATTCTTTTATCTTGGACTTATTTGGAAGACTTTATATGTATTATACACATATAAATTATCATAATTTATCGCACCAACTGGTGGCACACTATTAGCTTCTTGATCTAGTGTACTACCACTATTACTTTGACCACCTCCAGATCCCTGATCCATTGGAATAATTATTGGTGTATTATCTTCTTCTCGATTAAAATCCTGTATTCTTTCTTTCTTCTGTTCTATAACAGTAGTATTAGCTTTAATTCCTGCTTCAGTAGTACCCTGTTCGTTAAATCCAAAATCAACATATACTGGATCTGCAACATATGGTTTAACTGGTTCTGGTTCTATACTTAATTCATCATCTCCACCTTTATCTTCAATTCTAGTATATGTGTCTCCAAAAAATATTTCATTGAACTTTCCTTTTAACTCTTGAAGATTTTCACCAAGTGTATTTTGATTCTTATTTAACTTAACATTTTGCTTTTTTAAAATGTTAGTCTGTTCATCAAATAATTTAAGTCTTTCTTCAAAACTTAATATTTTTGAATTCTCATCTTTAGTTATAACAGGATTAACAATTTCCTGCTCGTTGTTCATTATTTCATTAATTTTTTTATTCCAATCTACTACACCACCTTCATTCATTCCCTCTTCTTTAGGTGGTTCCTGATTAATATCGTTAGTATTGACTTTAGTATCAGATTCGTTTCTATTAGTCTGCTGATTAGCGAAAAATCCAGGTATAATCCACGGGAACCAATTTCCAATTCTATTTAATATTGCATTAATAAGATTCCCTATCCACCTAAAAGGTGCTGTTAAAATACCAACAGCACTAAATTTCTTCAATTTAAAATTGAAAGTAATTATATTTGTAAGTAATTTACCAATACCAATTTTAGATGCTATAAAAGCACCACCTAAAATTAGAAGAACCTTTCCTACTCCAAGTACTATTTGATTAAATTTTTCCCTATTATCATTAGATAAAGCACCCAATGCCCGTACAGTATTAGCAGTCAACCATCCAAAAAATAAAGTACTAAAAAAGCTACCTAAACGATTTAATGTTAGTTGTGCCTTTGAAGCAATTTTTGAAAATGGACGAACTAAGTTGGTTTGTATTTTTTTCTCAATTGCTGACTCCCCACCTTCCCTAAGTTGCTGTTCTGCTAATTGATTCTCCCTTACTGCTTTTGCTTGTTCCCTTAATTTTTCTAATCTAGATTCAACAATTAAATTCTCCTTTAAAACTTCTAAAGAATTTCTTAACCCAGTTACTTGTTGGGTAACAGATCCAAGTTGTACAACAACTGAATTTAATAATAAAGAATTTCTAGTAAGTAATCTTGTAGTTGCCCCATCAATTTGTGGTTGCTCCTGTTGCTGCTGTTGTGGTCTAGCACCTCCAGTTAAAATATTAGAAGCAACAGTACTCCTAACAGCTCTTATTCCTCCTGATATTGGTGATGCTATTTCAGCCATTTGATTGTTGTGCCTTTAAGTTTTCTTCTTCTATGAACTGATGTAGTAGAGATAAGTATATTTCTCTTTCCCAAGGGATCATATTTTCTAGCTCTGTTAAGCTATATTTATGATGCTGCATCAAAGCAAAATTTATCTTGTAGTATGACTCAAGATCTTCATGAGCCATACTTACACGAAAAAACTCTGTAACCCTTCTAATGTTACTTCACTTTCAACTTCAGTTTTTGGATTAACGACCTTTACTTTGTGGGATAATTTAGGCATTGTATCAAAAAAAGTTTCAACATCTTTAAACTGTTTACTACTTAAACCTTCAACAAATTCTGACAGTTCCTTCTTTGTACAATCAGTACTAGCCCAAGATTCCTCTTCAGAATATACTTGTTCAATACAAGAAGCAATTAATTTAAATGTATCATCCACACTAATATTACCAGAATCAAAGTTAGTTTTAACAAATTCTTCCATTGAAGGATATTTCATTCTCATTGTATAATCATCATCTAATACAATATCTTTAGAATGTTTCTTACCAATATCAACTTTAATATCATCCAAATTAATAGTTGATGGAACTTGTGTTTCACCATCATCTGGACAAGTAATCATAACTTCAACTTCTTCACCTACCGATTTTCCTCTAATATTAAGGAAAAGATATTCAATATCAAAAGTAGCTAAATCTTCAACTTTAATACCCCTAGTAAGAATACATGATTTTAATACATCCTTAACAGCATTAGCAATTTGCTTCGCATCATTACTTTCCATAGCAATGATAAGAATTTTTTCCTCTTTAACTAAAAATGGTCTAAATTTAATTTTTTTCTTTGTTGAAGGAATTACCAACTCATACGAAGGAGTCGAAATCTTTGGTAAAGGCATAATAAACTATAACAAGTCGTAATTTATATAGGTAGGTTATTTAGGATTTATCCATAGTAATTACGTTCTCTGACCTCCTGATTTGGAAAATCACCAAGAACACCATCAAAACCAGTGCTAAGAGTTGTTTTAGATGCTGGTTTATTTAAATTAATTGATCCAAAAGCTGTATTAAGAACCTTAATATTTCCACCTTTTGCCTGACTTCTTATAACAGCAGGTAAATCATAATCTTGTCGATTATAAACATTTATAGGATTATTGTTAAGATCTGTTCCTTGCTCTTCAGAAACACTGGTTGTTTCACCACACATATAACGATCATAACTAAAATTACAAGTAGCTTTTAATACTTGTGAATTTTGATATGCAACTCTTGTAGAATTTAAGGATAGTGGAAATAAACCAATAAACTTATATTCTAAGAACTGTCTATAATTCTTTTCAAATTTAACTATCCTAGTTTCATTAGATTTATAGAGACTTGGATATCTCATTTTAAAATGATAACTAGTGGGTTGTTTAGGATCACCTGGATTTGCACCAGAAATATATTCCATCCAATGTTCTAAAAATTTAAGTGACTTATATTCATTATCAACATAAAACTCTAAAGATATTTGAGTAAAATTTCTAGTATGAGCAAATCTTTCAACAACACCTTGATAATTACCAACAACATCTGATGTTGCCATAGCACTACCTGGTAAAACAGCAGTACTACAAAGTAATCCTATATCTTCACCATCAAATCTAAAATCGACACCTTTATTTCTAAGATGATCCGCTAAAGAATATCCATCATTATTATAATGCGGTGGTAATCCAAACTTAACCAAATAATGAGAAGTTTGAGCAACATTCTGAAATTTCGGTAAAATTCGAGATATTGTCTTTGGTCTGGGAGCTGGCACTCTAAATACTTTTATACATTATAATTCTATTTAGATGGCTTATAAAGGAAAATATTCTCCAAAATTTCCTCATAAGTATAAAGGTGATCCAACAAGTATAACTTTTAGATCATTATGGGAAAGAAAGTTCATGGTTTACTGTGATTCTAATGCTAATGTATTAGAATGGAATAGTGAAGAAATTGCGATTAAATATAGATCTCCTGCTGATGGAAAATCTCATAGATACTTTCCAGATTTCTATATGAAAGTAAAAGAAACTGATGGTAATGTAAAAAAATATGTTATTGAAGTAAAACCACTAAAGCAGTGTAATCCACCTAAAAAACCAAAACGACAAACACCAGGTTATATAAAAGAAGCATATACATACGCTATAAATCAAACAAAATGGAAGGAGGCAAGAGAATATTGTGCTGATAGAGGTTGGGAATTTAAAGTCGTTACAGAAAAAGAACTAGGTATAAAATAATGGCAAGAAGAGCTAAACGAAGAACTGGTGGTCTTTCTTATGAAGAAGAAAAGGCAAAAATTGATGCCAAAGAAGGAATTAGATTAGCACCAGTTCTTAAAGATCTAATTGGAACTGAGGATCCTGATGATCTTATGATCAGTATTAGAGATGTTTTAGAAGAGGAAGATCCTAGAGGAGTTCAAGTAGGTAAATATTATACTTTCATTTACTTTGCAAAAACACCACTCATTCAATATGATCAACATCCATTGGTAGCAGTATTTGATGTATTTGATTGGGGGTTTCGTGGATTAAATTATCATTGGGGTGAAATTAAACAATATACATGGGATGAGATAATGGGAGGACTGTATAATATAAGACCAATAGAATTAAGAGCAGCAAGAACAATACCATATCAAAAAATTCTGTCTAAATAGAGTTACGATGGTGTATAGAAAACCATAATGGCAACACTAAGTTCCAGTGATTTAGTAAAAGAAGTTGAGAATCAAACTGCTTCAAAAAATACTATTCCAAAAAAATCTTCCAGACATAAAAAATCAAACGTTTTTATATATCCTTCCGCTAGAGATATAAGAGAATATGAAGATAGTTTTATGATAAAATGTATTGATTATATAAGCCCACCAGGAATGGGTGGACTGGGTGGTACTTTTGTTGATAAAACTACTGGTGGTCTTGTAGATATTAATGCTCCATCCGAGGCACAAATTAAAAAAGGTCTAGCAAGTAATGATGTAGAAAACGGAGTAAAGGTTTCAGAAACATATAAAGGTGTAAAGAGCTTCAAAGAAGAAATAAAAAATGCTGAATTTATATTTCAGAATAATTCTAGAACAGACGAAATTACGAAACCAGGAACAAAAATAAAACATAACTTTTTTGTAGAACTACCAATACCACAGCAAATAAATGATAATCAAGCTGTAACTTGGGGTGATGAAACAGTTAATATTTTTGAATTAGCAGGACTAGCAGTTGGTTCAGCAGTTTTAAATAATGGAGGACTCTCCAGAGACAGCATGCAGAGGGGAATGCGAACAATACAAGCATTAACAGGTAGAATGAATCTCGGACTAAGTGAAGAAAGAGTTCAAAATGCTGTAGTTGCTGCTGCTTCTGGAATGGCAGTTAATGCTTTGGGATCAAACTTAGATGTAAATTCAGTACTATCAAGATCAACAGGACAAGTTTTAAACTCTAACCTAGAACTTCTATTCAGAGGTGTACAATTAAGATCATTCCCTTTCGATGTAACATTTGCACCTAGAGATCCAAAAGAAGCACAGGTTGTAAAAAATATAATTAGAAACCTAAAACAAGCAATGTCAGCACGTAAAAGTTCTGGTAACGCATCTGACGCATCATCTCAAGGAAAATACTTTTTAGCAGCACCATCATTATTTTTACTAAGATATCTAAAAAATGGAGAAGATCACCCATTTTTAAATGCATTTAAACCATGTGCCTTAACTCAATTAAATGTTAATTACACTGGATCAGGAACATATTCAACCTATGGAGATTCAACACCAACAAATATACAAATGAGAATGGTATTTAAAGAAATTAATCCAATATATGCTGAAGATTATGAAGATGATGAACAAGGACTTGCAGGACCAGGAGTAGGATATTAAAATGGGATATTTTAATTACATACCAAACGTAGCAGTACCCTCTTTTCTATCAGAAAAGAAAGCATCCAACGAATATATTGTTGCTAAAAATATATTCAGAAAAATTAAAATACTTGATGAGTTAGAAGATAATATTTTATTATTTGACAAATATGAAATATATCAAGGAGATAGACCAGACACAGTAGCAAAAGATCTTTATGGAAATTCTGAGTTAGATTTTGTTGTTATATTATCAGCAAATATAACAAATATAAGAAATCAATGGCCATTATCAGAATATGACTTATATAACTATTCTCATGATAAATATGGTTCTGAGATAAATGCACTTCACCATTATCAAACAGTAGAAGTTAGAGATAGTAAAAATAGACTAATATTAGAAGATGGATTAGTTGTGAATGGAGACTTTGAAATAGATGGTCCAGGTAAACAATATCCAGTTGGAACTGCATGGAAGGCAATTAGACCTTCTGGAACTGCAATAAATCTAAATCAAGAAAGATTAGGTGGAAATCCTAGTGATCTAATCAATACTATCGGTGTAGCAATAAGTAATTGGCAATATGAAGTAATGGAAAACAATAAAAAAAGACGCATAAGCGTCTTAAAGAGAACATATTTAAATAAATTTTTAGAAGACTTTACTAGAATTATGAAGTATGATAGAAATTCACAATATATTAGTAAAACCTTAATAACAACAGAAAATAATAATTTAGTATCATAAAAACATTCTATTACCTATACATGTAATAGAATGCTCCAGCAACAGTTCCACCGTGATCACCGTTAAAGTAGATAAACCCATCAGTATGCTCTGCTATAACAGTATAAGTATAGTTTTCATTAACAGCATTTCCACCTCTACTGAAACTTGAAGGTTTTCCATACCGTGTTTGCCATTTTACTGACCCTGTATTATTGTCCCAACATGTCAGGTTACATGGGTTGTTAGAATGATGATTACCAACACACAGTAATACTTCTTTTGTTCTTGCAGGTGGTCTCCAAATTATATTACCTCCATCACTGTCTCCACTACCATGTCCTTGGTCATTCCAGTTTGGTGTAGCAGCTGTTATTGTATCGATAATATTTGGATATTTGTGATTACTACTGTTACTATCTGAATAGAATGATGCGAAACCATCACCATATTCATTAGTCCATGTAGTAGCATCAAACTCAAAATCATTATAATTGGTAGTCACAATTCCAGCACTAGTTCCACTAACCTGTGTTGAGGAACCACGAACACTATAAAACCTTGATGTATGAGGTCCACCCGTATTGGAATTACCAAAGGTAAAGTTATAACCACCACCTGGACTTTCTGCTTTCTGATAAGTATATATTCCATGCGTCTGATTCCATCTAGATGGAACAGCACTTCCACCAAAGTTTACACCAATATACCATTTATCATTCTGAGATGCTTCATTAACGTAAGGACCCATGTCATCCACAGTTGGAGTTTCACTAGCACTGAAACTATGATTATTGGAATATCCATACCAAACTTTTACACCATTCCAAGTACCATTATTATTAGCAATATAATAAGATACTCCATCTGCCGTATAACGAGGTGTTAATACTTCCACACTAGTATCATTAATAGTTACAGCAGCACTTGCTCCAATATCTTTAGTTCTGGCAGAATCAGTATAAACTTGAAGTTTATATGTTTCTGCTCCTTCCGTGGTTGCGTCTGATGCTGTCGTACATGTAGCAACACCTGCAGAACCAGTAACAACAAAATCTCCAGTCAATGAGGTACTAAAGTCAGAAGCACTAGTAGAAGTTGATACTCCTACAAGACCCCAATAAAGAGTTGTAGACTCTGCTACATTTGCTGTTGTTATATTAAATGTTACAGAAGAACCTTCATCTACACTAGTACTACTAGGTGTTATAGTAGCCTCTGCGAAAGGTGCGTGTGCGGTTGATCTTTCAATAACGTTGCTTACAAGATTTTGGGAATCATATTCCATGATCCATCCTTTTGTTCCACCACCAATTATTTCATTAAAACCAGTAATTAATCCAACATTATTATAAGAAATATCTCTATATGTTGTTGAGTCTAGAATTACTTTGGTAACGTTATTAGAAGAGTCTGTTCTAATTCCAGTAGTTCTACTATAAGGTACAGTAGGTCCAAGACCACCTCCACCTTTTCCTTTATTGACACTGACTCCTACGTACCTTCCCATGTTTTCTTAATACCTTCCGATTTATTTATAAGAATTTATCAATTTTATAAGTTACTAACATTACTATTAACATTCAATCTAAAGTTTTTAATCTTACCGTGGAATTGAGAACTAAATCCACCGTTTGTACCACTTCTACCTTGACCTATAGAAACAAAGTCCCACTCAGTGCCATTATATATGTTACTAGTCCAATTTATTCTCTGATTCCAACTACCATTTTGACTACTTTTTTGATAAAGTTTAAATGTGCTACCACCACGCCATTCAATCTTTACCCAATTCCACTGGTTTATTGGAAGTGCGTAACTAGGATATATTGCATATCCACCACTTGGGTGAGCAATTGAAACTTCTCCAGTAACATTATTATTATACCATCCCATTAACCATCCATTATTATCACTATATCCATTATTACATATTACCCAATGGTTGCTACTTGAGTTTTGATCATTAGAAGTCTGATAAGACTCAAAGTACATGTCCCAATTATAAACTGGATTGCCTAAAGACATAGAAGGCATAGTACCATCACCAGAGTAGTGTTCGGTCCGAGTTCCATATTGACCATAGTGAACTTCATTAGTAAAACTATAATCATACGATTCAACTGACGTATCATTAATAGTTAATGTGGGAGTAGATCCAATATCATTAATATGACCAGAATCAGTATAAACTGAAACTTTAAATGTTTCAGCACCTTCAGATACACTAGAATCTTCAGTTGGTGTTAAGGTAAAACTTCCTGTACTGGAAGTTATGGTGAAACTACCAGTCTCGGATGGAAAGTCTGTTGCCAGAGAACTGGTTGATATTCCAATAGCTTTCCAATAAAGAGTTCCACTATCAAAATTAGTAGTATTTGCAGTTATAGTTAAAGTAGATCCCTCATTAACATTAGTAGCAGAACTTGTTACAGTAGCTTCTGGTCCAGGTGGATGTGGGACTGATCTTTCAGCAACATCATCAATTAAATTCTGAGAGTCATAACTTAATAACCATCCTTTGGTGGATCCACCAAATGTTTCATTATATCCAGTAATTAATCCAACATTGTTGTATTGAACATCAGTATACTTAAAGTCACCTAACTCAATCTTTTTAACATTATTATTACCATCTGTGCTAAAACCAACACTTCTGTCATAAGGTTCAGTTGGACCTAGTCCACCACCACCACCTTTTCCTCTGTTTAAACTTGAACCAATAAATCTTCCCATTTAATTTTCCTCACTATAAGTTGAAGGAATTCCAGTACCATATGTAATGTATACTAATCCACCAGCACCAGCACCCATAACATTATTTGAATCATTGTGACCAGCTCCACCGCCACCGCCACCGAAGGCTCCACCGCCTCCACCACCAGCGTTTTGTCCTTGTCCTAGACCCTTTTCACCACGGTTAACAGATGGTCCACCACCATCTCCACCATCATTATCATTGGTTCCATCACCATATCCTTGTCCTACCTGACCATCTGCAGCTCCACCAGGACCACCAAATACACCAGCGTTAGTACCGTCAGTACCTCCACCACCTCCACCAAATCCTCTTGCTTTTCCAGCAGTAATAAATTCTTTAATTCTTAAAGGTCCACCTTGACCACCATCACCACCTTGACCATTATCTGATCCACCGCCACCGCCACCGCCAGCGAATTCACTTCCTGCACCACCATTAATAGCGTCACCATTATCAGCACCACCGCCTCCACCACCAGCACCGCCATTAGTGCCAGCACCTTGTGGATTCGTTGAATATCCATACGCTGATACTGGATTATTATCATAAGGTGATCCATTACCACCAGTACCGTTTATATCACCATTACTACCTTGACCACCGCCACCTCCATATTGACCACTGTTTCCACCATTACCCCAACCAGCACCACCAGTTGCTGATACTGTGACACCTGGACCTTGGAATTCACTAGTGCCTCCATTATTTCCATTACTACTATTAAGTCTTGCTCCACCAGCACCAACAGTCAATGAATATGTTGTACCTGGCGATAAATTAGTATATTTCTTCAGAGCAGCACCACCTCCAGCACCACCACCTGATCCGCCACCTGATCCGCCACCGCCAATGACAATAACTCTCGCTTCAGTAACAGCTGCAGGACAAACCCAACTAGTAGTTCCTGGAGTATAGAATGCTACATTATTTACGGTTGAAATACTTGTATCATTAATTGTTATTGTAGCACTACTCTTAAGTTCTAAAGTTCTACCTGCATCAGAATAAAGAGTAAGTTTAAATGTTTCAGTTCCTTCCGTAGCAGTATCTGCTAGTGGTGTGGCAGTAACAACACCAACACTACTATTAACTGTAAAATCTCCAGTTAATGAAGAAAAATCTCCAGTTAATGCATTAGTTGATACTCCTACCAAACTATAATAAACAGTTGTACCATCTACAATATCTACAGTACTTATATTAAATGTTACAGGACTACCTTCATCTACAGAAGTAACACTAGGTGTTATACTGTATCTTGGATCATAATGTGGAGGTACTCTTTCAACAACTGTATTGATTAATCCTTGTGATGTATATGTACAAACCCAACCTTTCTTACTACCACCAAAATTTTCGTTATATCCAGTAACTAATCCAACAGAATCATACTGCATAGCAGTATACTCAACATCATCCAATATAACCTCAGTTACATTGTTCTCAGTATTAGTTGAAATTCCAGTTGATCTGGTATATGGTTTAACTGGTCCAAGACCACCTCCACCTTTTCCCCTATTATTGGTCAACCCAACATATCTTCCCATTTTGAATATAAAAGAGGTACTTCATATATTTATAAACATAAAAAAAGACCCACCCGAAGGTGAGTCTTCCCAGTATTCAGGCTCTCTTGGATCATCTTTAGGATCCCAGTAGAAAAACTTCATCTGGGATAATCGACAATGTTTAAGAGGCTTGATTTTCATTAACTTTCCGCTAGTTTAGCAAAGTATGATAATGTATCATCGTCATCATCTGAAGCAGATGCTTTAGATACAGATTCTACTGTCTCAGCAACAGGAGCAGATGCTCTCACATCTTCAACTTCTTGCTCTACAGTTTCAGCATCATTACGAACTGGCTTGTTACCAAGAACATAACCAAGACGAGTCTTGAGTTCATCATAAGATTTGAACTGATCATTAGCAACTAATTCTGCTAAGGAATACTCCTTCTTCCAGATTGCTTCCATAGCATCGTCATCATCTAGTAAAGCACTAGTGGCAGCGAACTCAGAAGAGTCGTAGTTTCTATAACCAGCAACGTTCTTTGCCTTCAACTTGAAGTTAGCACCTTGCCAGAAATCGAATGGATCAATTGC